CACGAACACACTCAAGTGTCGTACAGATGACGCAGACGTGGGCCAATTTATTGGCTTAGGATCGGATGTCTTTCTTTTCCCAAAGCATTATTTAATAATGCTTAGGGAATTGAATGAAGACATAGTTCTCACGTTCGTGTCAGCCAAAGATAACAGAGAGATGAAGATGACGATTGGTGACTTCTTGAGACTCAAGATGATTGAGATGGATGGCTTTGACATAGCCGGTGTGTCGTTTGGTAGGTGCTTTGCTAAAAGCAATAAGACCATAATCAAACATTTCCTTACTCAGCATGAGATCAAGAATCAGTTACGGGGTGGAAACACACCTGTGCGCCTTGATGTTGCTGTGTTCAAGAAGGACAAGACATTGAAGCAGAAGATATTGCATTCCCCCACTTGTTTCTACCACGGTAAGGCAAGTGATGACAAGACTAAGACAGACCTTGATGGTTTGGCCTGGTACATCGCCAATACGGTTTCAGGAGATTGTGGAGCACCGCTTATGCTTGCGGACATGAGGAATTATGACTCACGAGTTATACTCGGGTTTCATTCAGCAGGAAGAAAAGCGATGTTTGGAAATCAAGGGTTTAGTACCCTTGTATCACAAGAGGTTGCGCGTGAGCTTTACAACAACTTACGCACTTATGGAGACCTTGTTGAGTTTGAGGGCCAAGATATCATGAAGATGCCACAAGGCACCAAAAGAGTCGAGTTACAAACTGAACTCAGAGAGAAGGGACTGGTGAAAGGTTCATTTGAGCTCTTAGGAGAGCTCATAGAACCTGTGAATGCACCAGCCCAGACTAAGTTGAAGCAGTCAGACATGCACAGAGACCAATTATTTGGTCCTTGCCCCGTTGCGCCTGCAGTATTGAGAGCGACAGAGGTAGATGGCAAGCTGGTTGAGCCTATGGTTCAGGGCCTCAAGGCTTATCATACGCCACTAATTTACAGGGACCCACGGAGTTTGAGACCCGTTGTAGACCTTGCAATGCAGAGGCATTGGGAAGTGACAGAGCATTACCCAAGGTGTATATTGACTTTTGAGGAAGCTATAAAGGCACCTGTGGGATGGAAGCTGAAACCTATCAACAGGAAGACAAGCGCTGGATATTGGTGGACTGGGTATGTTACACCCAAGACGCCAGGTAAGACAGCATTTTTCGGACATGAAGGTGAGTATGAGTTTGACTATGAGAACAGACCTGCTTTGGAGCACTTGAGAGAGACCGTGTATGACATGGTTGAGGATGCCAAGAGAGGAAGACGTTGGCTTCACCTGTGCACAGATTTTCTCAAAGATGAGTTGAGACCTTTGCACAAGGTGGAATCAGTATCGACCAGAGTGATATCAGGCACAGGTGTGGATTACACCATAGCTGTGAGACAGTACTTTGGTGCTTTCATGGCAGCTATGTTTGCGACACATGTGGACAATGGTATGGCACCTGGTGTAAATCAGTACACTGGGTGGTTCAAACTCGCTCATCAGCTGAAGATGGTTGGAGATGATACTTTCGACGGGGATTTTTCCCGTTTTGATGCAAGCGAGCAACCATGGGTCCATGAAGCTATACTTGATTATATCAACAGATGGTACAAGTTTAGCAATCCAAAGTGGCACCAAGAGGATGAGAATGTGAGAAACACTCTGTGGTTGGATCTTGTGCATTCAAGGCACATCACAGGAACAGGGCAATCGTTGAAATACGTTGTGCAGTGGAACAAATCACTACCAAGTGGTCATCCTTTGACCACGGCGGTGAATTCTATGTATTCTCTCATAACACTTACTGGGTGTTATATGAGAGCTACAGGTGATACCACTGATATGTGGAAGCATGTGTTTATTAACACATTTGGTGATG